ATGCAACGTCAGCCGCTGGCGTAGCGTCAGCCGCTGGCGTAGCGTCAGCCGCTGGCGTAGCGTCAGCCGCTGGCGTAGCGTCAGCCGCTGGCGTAGCGTCAGCCGATGGCGTAGCGTCAGCCGCTGGCGTAGCGTCAGCCGATGGCGTAGCGTCAGCCGATGGCGTAGCGTCAGCCGCTGGTTTGACCTTCTTGGCTACTGGCAACCAAGCCGCGCCAATTTCCACCACGGGCAAGCCTAAGCCGACCCGAACAGCGGCAAACGCATCGCACAATGCCGCGCCCTGCGTGCGACTAACTCCAAGGTAGACCCGCGCCTTACCTGCGTTTGACACTGCACCAATGAAGCGCTCCGAGAACTTGGCAAACCCGGCCTTTGTCTCCGGCACGGTCAGCGACCATGCTTTAACCTTGTCGCTTGCAACCGTCGCAAACTCGGCAGCGCATGCCGTGACGAGTACGTGAGCCACTCGGCCATGGCTAGCCTGATGGTTGATAGTGGCGTCAAATGACGCCCCCAAAGTGGCAACGGTGAACAGTTTATGGAAAGCATATGACATGTCAAAATCTCCTATCAAGTGGACTCCGAGATATTCGGTCTATCCGTCTGCACTGCTATCAGCGCATGTAGTTAATGTATCACTATGCATTAGAGTCTGTTCTCTAATCTGCACTAGGGTAAACCCTGACAACTGTTATACACAGGTTATTAGTCTTATATAAGACTACACCATAGTCTTATATAAGACCCTGTGCATAACTCTGTGCATATAGCTGTGCATAGCGTATGTATAACCCTGTGCATAACCCTGTGCATAACTAATTTCACATTATGGTAAACTCTCTAGAATCGTTTATCGGTGCATGGTTGATACCATGGCAAGGGCTCACAGTTCAGACGCCTGTAGAGCCGCTATTCAAGCCGATATGATGTACATCATATGCATCATATGACCCCCTGAAAACGGCGCTGTCGGCACTGGTGAACCCTGAAAACGATGCTGTCACCGTGTGGTTTATTAACAACATCAGGGTTAATGTGGGTTGACGTATACGGTTTCAGGGTGTAGGGCGCCAAGCCGCAAACCCCTGCTACCCAAAAAATGCGCTACCCATTTTGAAACTTTTTGTTCATAAGGAAAGTTTTTGTTCATAAAAAGCGACTACAATACAGTCATGAAATACCTAAAGAACCCCAATGTCGGTGAGACGCGCGGAAACTTCCGAAACCTCACAGGGAACCAGTACGGTGACTTGACGGTAGTAAAGAGACTTGGGACAGATAAGCAAAGACACAGCTATTGGTTATGTAAATGCGTATGTGGCGAGTCTGTGAACATACTTGCCACCAACTTAAAGGGGGCGTACAAAAATTACCAGTGCAAGCACAAGCCAATCCCACAACAACTTGATCTTTTCGAGTAAAATGCCGCGATGACAAGAAAATCCCTCAAAGACAAACTGACACCCGGCATCCTTGAGGCACTGAGACTCAGGCAGACCAGTTCCAAGAGCGTAGCCCGCCTATTTGACGTGTCTGAGAGCTACCTATGCCGCACACTTGCGGACCTTGCGCTAGTAAGGATACCAGCGCCCACAATGGAGCAGCGCCGGACCTCCAAAATGCTCAAAGCAGCCAGAACCTACCACAGAAACCAGCTTGCAAAGGCAGTAAAAGCCAAACAAAAGACCTTGCATCAGGCCGCTAGAGAAGGAAACTGCAGTACCAGAACAATACACAGATACATGGAGCTGCAAAAATGACCCAATTGCAGGACTTCAGTCTGGCACCACAAGAGCCCTTCAAACTGGCCTCCATGAATGAGGCAGCACTGATCGACCTACGCTCACAGCTAGACAGCCACCTGACTCTAAAGTTATCCGACATAAATCTCGCTGAAGAGCTTGCGCTGCAATTCAAACAGGCTAAGGCATTGTATAACAACATAGCAGAAGACGAAGAAACAGCAGCTAACCAGAAAGCACAAGTGCTAAATACGGTTACAAGCATAATTGCGACTATAACCAAAGCGCAAGCTGAACTATACAACGCAGAACGGCTCAAAAAGCTGGAAACCGCCGTCCTGAAAGCGCTAAAAACCCTGCCATTACCAGAGCAAGAGGCGTTCTTTGAGCTGTACAAAGGCTACTTAAGTGACTGATCCGCTAATCGAAGCCCACCTTGCGAGGCTAAGGGCAGCACTTTTCGACAGCTATAAGATCACAGATGCCGCTAAATGGGTGACAGATCATACGTTTTTGAACGGTGATCGCTTTAGTTTTCGGCACCATGAGTACCAAGAAGACATCCTAAACGACCCCGCAAGGCTTCTGAACGTCCAGAAACCAGCACAAATAGGTATGTCAGAGCTGATGTGCAGGTATATTCTTGCACTTTGCCGCATTATTCCGAACTTTTCAGTGATTCTGACGTTTCCCTACTCAGGAGACGCTGAAAATTTCATGAAGACCAGAATTAACGCTGTCATTAGAGATAGCCAGGAATTAAGGGATAACGTAGACCCGCTACTGGACAATGTAGAGATTAAGGGGATCGGAACGAGCTTGCTATACGCGAGAGGGACTTCAGGGCAGACTCAAGCGCTGAGCATTCCAGCAGACATGCTTGTGCACGACGAAATTGACAGGTCTGATCCAGCTATTATCGGACAGTATCAGTCACGTATCCGCCACTCTAGGTGGAAGTTGGTGCGAAAGTTCAGTACACCTACCATCGCAAAGCGCGGCATCTCTGCAGAGATGGATGTGTCCAAGCGTAAGCGTAACATCTGTAAGTGTAACCACTGCAACTACAGTTTCGTACCAAGCTACTACGAGCATGTGCACATTCCAGGCTTTAAGGGAGAGCTGGAAGAGATTGATTCAGACAATATCCGAAAGATTGACTGGCAATCCGCGATCTTGCTATGCCCTAAGTGCGGGAAAGTCCCAGAACTTGGCCCCGACCGCAGAGAGTGGGTCTTTGAGAATGGGTCAGATAACTTCGATGCGGTAGGGTATTTCTGTAGCCCGTTCGACGTGCCTAACATGACCAGTGTGCCCAGCTTGGTCATGGAGTCTACCAAGTATGTGCGGAATTCAGAGTTTCGTAATCAGGCACTAGGGGAGATAGCGACGAATGACGATGAGCAGATTACAGAAGTAGACTTGAAGGAGAGCATGACCGCAGTGGACCTCAGCAGTAGCAATGTGCACTGCATGGGTGCGGACATGGGATTGACTTGCCACATTATTATCACGAGGATGTTGGACGGCCTGCTGCTAGTAGTGCACAAGGAGAAAGTCTCACTTGGGAATTTCGAGAAGCGTAAGTCGGAGCTACAAGCGGCTTATCGCGTGATTATTACAGTATGTGATAGCCAACCTTACGTGGACTTGATCTTGCGTATGCAGATGACGGATAAGAATCTGTATGGGGCGGTTTACCACAACAGTAAAGACTTGGCCACTTACGCTATCAAGATGGTGGATAAGGATGATGCTAAAGGGAAGTTGCCTATCAATCAAGCGATGGTGAACCGCGACTTGGCGTTTGATGAGGTTATGCACTTGTTCAAAGCAAAGCCGACTCGCAGGATTATCTGGAGTGCCAAGGATGCAGATGATGAGGAAGTTTTCACGGCGAACTTGACTGACATGAAGCGTGAGCAGAAGCTGGACAGGGACAAAGAGCTTTACTATACGTGGACGAAGAGTGCAGACGGTAATGACCATTACCACCATGCACTGCTGTACGCTTACACGGCTTGCCGCTTGATGCCTACAGTTTATCGGCATACGCCAGTGCTAAATGTGCCAGTAATATCAAAGTTTGTGGTGGCACCGCCGAAAGACTTGCACAGGTTGCGCTAAACTTGCGAAAGTTGGTGAGGTCTGATACAGTGCTGGTATGTTTGAACGCACCCGGTCATTCTTCGCAGCAGTTACAGGAGCAGGTTCCAAGTTACCTGTGGTGCCGCCGCCGAAGGTCAGCAAGGGTCAGGTGAGCTTTCCTGGCTACGTCAAGTCAGTTACCCCTTCCAGCGCTGCCCTCAAGAAGAATGACCTCAGCCTAGCCAATACAGACTTGGTGGCGACTTATCGACTTGGGACGAAGACGGATCAAGTTATTAGAGACCTGACACAGGTTTCGCCTGACCTGTCCACAGCCGTATCAAGTTTTCTCCGCGTTGGCATTCCAGAGTTCTACACCGCTGTAGCCTACAATCCAGATGGCAGCTTCAATCGTGAAGCGACAGCGCTTGCACTACAACTTCTAGCTCGCATGGACTTGCTGCCTGACTACACGACAGGCTTTGCCCAGATTGCTACTATCAGATCGCTTTCAGAGTCACTTGGTAAAGAGTTGATCCAAGGAGGTGCCTGTGCATTGGAAGTTGTATTGGACAAGAGCCGGTTGCCGTCACGTTTTCAGCCTATTCCAGTTTCCTCCATAGAGTTCTATGAAGATGCGAAGGGGTTGAGGCCAATGCAGGTGTTGTCAGGGACGCGGATTGACTTGGATCAGCCTACGTTCATCTACACTTCGCTTGACCAGTCGCTGCTGTCTGCTTACGCGTCGTCACCGATTGAGTCAGCTATTCAGCCGGTGCTCGCGTCTATGACTTTCCTTAATGACTTGCGCCGCGTCTGCGCAAGGCATGTGTATCCACGGTACGATATTACTATTGACGAAGAGAAGTTGCGCACGAGGGTGACACCCGATGTGGCTGCTGATCCCGAGAAGCTTGCTGCGTTTCTGAACGGTATTGTTGCGTCTGTTGAGACGGTGATTAACGGCTTAGGTGTTGAAGAGGCTTTAGTCCACTTCGATTTTCTTAGTGTAAGTTACATTGAAGGAGGGTCTAATGATGTGCCTTCCACGTTCTCAACAGTAAAAGAGATTTACGATAGCAAGGTGGCGACGGGTGCGAAAGCGCTGCCTTCCATCTTGGGGCATAGTTCTGCGTCACAGAACGTGGCTTCTACTGAGACTATGCTGTTCATGATGACTGCGAACGGCATGGTGCGTCTTAAGCTGCAGGAAGTGCTGAGCAAGGCTATCACTTTATCGGTCAGGTTGTTTGGTCTGGACGTTACTGTCAAGTTCCAATTCGATTCTATTGACTTGCGCCCGGCTTCTGAACTGGAGGCGTTTAAGGC